TCAAATAAAGGCAAAGAAACGATTGCCTGCCGGATGTGGATTTTTTAGGATTTTTGTGTGTAATACAGATGGTTTACAGTTTGGGTCAAAAAGTTGCTTTTTCCCTCTTTTTGAACGATTCCATACCCGTTCAAAACGGGCTGAATTTGAGGCAGTATAAATCACCGTATGCCGGATATTCCGGTGTCCCAGATAGTCCTGAATCAGCCGTGTATCAATACCGTTATCTGCCAGCGCATAACCACAGCCGTGTCTGAGCATATGTGGATGGACAGCGACAGCCAGTCCCGCTTTCCTTCCGGCCTCAGACAGCAGGTCATAAAACCGCTGACGGGTAAGCGGACGCCCTGACCGGGAAATAAACAGCCAGTCTCCCTCCTCTTCTGCTGCCGGTGATTTTATTGTCTCCCTGGCCCTGAGCCAGTTTCTGAGGCATTTCACTTCTTCTGCCAGTAAGGGATGTACGGTACTGAAGCCGTTTTTCAGGCGCCGGACACACAGTTTGCGGGACACGAGCTCCAGGTCAGCAAGACGCAGCGCAAGCAGCTCGCTGACCCGGAGCCCGTGAAGAAAGGCAAGGAGTATCATGCAGGCATCACGCTCCGGGTGACAGCCCGTCAGCACAGCCTGGAGCAACAGACTGACTTCGTGGTGGGTGAGAAATTTTCGGGAAGACATTAATGGTTCCAGTCAGATGAAACAAAGCAGCAGAGAGTGACACGTTAAAAACGTCCTGCCAGGGCGAAACGTGCTAAAGTCAGAGAAATACAGCGAAATTCCGACTGTTCTTAACACTCCGCTTCCGGCATGGACGAAAAGGGCTTCCTGATGAACTTAATTCAGCAACTGGTAACCCTTATCGAGGAAAATCTGAACAGTGTGCTTCCCGTAAAAGCACTGGCAGCCCGCTCAGGGTATACGGAGCGCTGGCTGTACAGTCTGTTTCAGGAAGAGACGGGGATAAGTGTGGCACAGTATATTCGTCGCAGAAAGCTGACCCTTGCCGCCTTATTGTTACGTCATACCAGTCGCCCGGTAACCGACATATCACTGATGTATGACTTCAGTTCCCTTCAGACATTCTCCCGTTCTTTCAGACAACAGTTTACCGTCTCCCCGCTACAATACCGGAATGCAAAGGCATGGGATATGCAGTATACCCAGCCCGTACTGTACAGGACGACACCATGTACGGAATTCAGGATGACTGAGATAGCAGAAGGCAATCATCCTCCTGATTTTCTGCATAAAAAGACCATACAACTGGGAATGGACTTTATTCATATCCGCAGGGATGGCCGTTTTGTTTATAACCCGAATCTTTTTCAGTCCATCATGTCGATTTACAAACCCGTTACGGGAATGTCTGATTTTATGATTTCAGGCGAAATGATACCCTCCAGGGAGATGGATGCAGAACTGATATATACCTTTGAAGAAATAAACAGATTTTCCCGGGCAGAAATGCTTCTTCCCGGAGGGTATTATGCCAGCCAGAAATTCAAAGGGACATACGAGCAGATTTTTGAGTTCCAGATGTATGACGCGATGGGAGCACTGTGCAATAATAAATGTATTTTAAAAAAGGGTCCTATGTATACTTTATTTCACAGAACGGATAATAAAGACATTATGAATGTACAGTTCCTCATCCCCTGCCTGAAACCTTAGCTTTGCCATGCCCGCTGAAAACGTCCAGGATTACTGGCTGTATACAGTACAGTATGATGAATATTCCTGTGTCCCAGATAATCCTGAATCAGACGCGTATCCAGTCCCTGGTTAGCAAGAGCATAACCACAGGCGTGACGCAGCATATGCGGATGAACCTTAACTCTCAGACCCGCACGCAGGCTGTATCGCGCACAAAGTTTATACACCCATTGCCTCGAGATTTTTTTTCCATGCGTGGACAGAAAAAGATAATCCTCCTGACTGCCTTTCGCATATTTTTTTCTGACCTGGATCCACCGTAGCAATAATTCAACGGTTTCTGGCTGCAATGGATGAGAGGTTGACAATCCATTTTTCAGCCGTCTGATAAAAACAATTTTTTCAGTCATATCAAGGTCGCCCAGTCTCAGGTCTGTGAGTTCACTGACACGCAGCCCATGAATGTAGGCCATCTGCAACAAGGTTTTATCGCGGATTTCATTTCGCGTACCCGTTATCGCATTAAAGAAAAGCACCCACTCGCTGTGAGTAATATATTTACGCATAACTCCTCCCGTCAGATTTATACGTAAATTTTATTGTTAATAAAAAAGAAAACTTATCAATTTCGGAAGTTTGATAATCTTAACGCTGATACATCATGAGCAAAACTAATCCTGTGCTCCACAATCATAGTGATATCTTCTTCCGAGTACTCTCCTCGTATGTCTGGTTTATATTTTATAACTACAAGATAAGGCCGGAACCAGGCAGGTCTTATTGACGTTCAACCAGAGATTGACAGATTACGGTTTTTCAGGCCAGACCGGTTTTGAATGATCAACACGGCTTAGTTCAACCGAATAGAGTTCCCATAATTCCAGCCTTGCCACCTCATCACTTGTAGCAATGCCATGCTTAACGGCCCTCTCAAGCGGCAAAATCACGCGTTCTGCATCTGCCAGCAACCGCGCTTTCTCTGCTTCAGCCTGTGCAATGGCCAATTCGTGATCCACTTCAGGCGGAACGTAATCAGCGATCCCATCTGTGAAATTGGTAATGCACCAGTCAAAAATAAAACGGCCATTATCATCAGAATCGTCGACCATCGCCGTGTATGGTACAGAGAAATTCAGTTCTTTGAACTTCACCATACAGTCAATCGCGGTTTTCTCCGCATTAGCCCACACTGGAGCGCTGATTTCCTGAATTTCCATGCTGACTCCCGTCTATGCAATTCGCTGGAAAAGACCGGCGAATAATGTCCATGAGCCAGTCAGACCTTCGGTTGATATGAGGCTACAAGCTCGCCATGTTCCGGGTAATGTATAAGGTCCCAGCGTTTCTCTGCCGCTAAGCCCTTTGATTACAAACGATGCCCTGCGTTCAGAATCGACGACAATGGCGCACGACTTAAGGCTACTTCCTGAGTAGTTTGTGCCGGGAACGGCGATTGTGGAACCCGACAGGGTTAAGTGCGCCAATGCAAATGCCCCAACCGCATTCAGAGCGCCCGCTGGCGCTCCCGCGGGCCCCTGCGCACCTGTTGCTCCCGTTGCACCTTTGTCTCCTTTTGCACCGGTTGCACCCACCGGCCCCTGTGGACCGATGTCGCCTTTATCTCCCTTGTCACCCTTCGCGCCGGTTGCTCCCACCGGCCCTTGCGGACCGATATCTCCCTTATCACCTTTTACGCCAGTTACTCCCACCGGCCCCTGTGGACCGATATCGCCTTTGTCTCCCTTGTCACCCTTCGCGCCGGTTGCTCCCGCCGGCCCTTGCGGACCGATGTCGCCTTTATCTCCCTTGTCACCCTTCGCGCCGGTTGCTCCCGTCGGCCCTTGCGGACCGATGTCGCCTTTGTCTCCCTTATCACCCTTCGCGCCGGTAGCTCCCGCCGGCCCGGTCAGATCTTCATTTTCCTGTATCGCCTTAATGGTATCGGCAGCAGCTGCCGATGCCGAGTCTCTGGCCTGTTCTGCAAAGCGTTTCGCTTCATCCCTTGCGTCCAGGCTGTTTTTCTCACTGTCAGCCGCCGCCTGCGCGCTGGCCGCGGCCCTGCCCGCCTGCCGGGTGGCAGCCTCTTCAGCCCGGACCGCTGCGCCAGCTTTTTCCGTTGCAGTCTGCGCAGCACCACCCGCAGACTGAGCCGACAGGGCCGCACTCTGCTCGCGTTCACTCGCGGCCTTTTCACTTTCCCCGGCAGAAGTGGCTGAAGAGGCTGCGGCCTTCTGACTGATCAGCGCCTTCCCGGCGCTGTCACCAGCCTCCGATTGTGAACAAGCTGCCGCACTGGCGCTGTCGGCAGATTTCTTTTCGCTCAGGGCCGCATTCTTTTCTGATAACGCTGCGGCTTTTGCACTGACACCGGCGGAACGTGCAGACTGCTCGGACTGCGTTGTATTCGTGCTGACGTCTGCGGCCAGCCGGCTGACCTCATCAACCATGGCCTCAAACCGTTTCAGCGCTTCAGGCCGGACATCGTTTTCCGTCACAGAGCCAAGGAAATCATTCAGGGTGCCAGCGACTGAGTCTTCCCACACTTCGATGTCACCGGCAGATGACGGCGGATAGCCTTCAGCATACAACGACACGGCATAGAGGCCCGGCTCAACCGACAGACTGTAACGTCCCGCCTCATCCGGATTTTCAGAGGCAACCGTCCCCACAATCACAGTGGTACTGGTTCGTTTTGCTTTCAGCTCAATGGTGCAGCCTTGAACTGGTTTACCTGCGCCATCCTTCAGCACGCCAGAAATAAGAACAGCCATATTTCCTCCATAAAAAAACCGCCCGGAAGGCGGCGTCTGAGTTAACCGATGGTGATACCTGCGGTTCCTTTTTTGGTCACCATAATCAGGAGATCACTGATACTGGAAAATGGCCAGCCAGTTCCGTTCCCTTTCGTACTGACCGAGAATGTCAGCGTGGTCCGCCCCTTTGCTGCAGGCAGTTCCAGAACAGCACTGTAGGTTTCTGGCACTGACGAACTGGTGCCCCGATAAATCTGCACTCCGTTTCGTTTCACCTCCAGCGTGCATTCATCCCGGACTTCATTACTGGCCGTGTTCTGATAGGTCCTCCCCTGGTAAATAACCGGGGGAATGATGATCTGCCGGTCAAAAGACTCGTCGTCATTAATCACGACCGTCAGCGTGCCGCTGGCGTAACGTTTCTCACCTGTATTGGGTACAAGGAAGTAAGGAAACTCCTTTCCGGTAGCCTTAACAATATCCCCCAGAATACGCTCTGCCCGGAGCGTTCCCCTGATAGTGCAGTCCTCTTCGATGACAACATTATTGAGGGTTCCTGAGCTGGCTTTAATTTCTCCGCTGATATCCGCCTTGCGCGCAGTCAGTTTGCCGTCCGGCGTAAGGGAGAATGCGGGGGGGCTCCCGCCGCTGGTGATGGTCGGCGCCGTCAAATATTTGAGAAACACTTCATTCATGAATATCTGGTTATTCTGTGCCACAAACATCGGCGTTTCATTGCCGTTCGCCGGGTCGATGAAAGCGATGCGGTTGGCAGCCACCAGAAACTGGCTCACCTTTCCTTCTTCCGTGTCTTCCATACTCAGACCAAGCCCGGCCACATAATGTTTACCGTCTTCAGTCTGCTCTATCTTCACGCCCCACATGGCATTCCATTTACCGCTCACGTCCTGCCACTCTTTCGCAAACTCCTCCAGCCTGCTGGCGTTGTCCTCCGTCAGTTCCACTTTATCCAGTAGTTCTTTTCCCAGATGGCTTTCGGTGATCTCTCCTTTGAAGAAATCAAGATAGCCTGCAGCATCGTTACTGGCCTGTCCGGTGGCCTCCACGAACGCCGATTTCCCTGCCTGATTCACTGAACGGATGTAGAAGAAATAATCCTTTCCGGGTTTAATGGCTGTGCCTGCTGCAATCCAGTAAAGCGCGGTGCCGAGATAACGCGTGTCGGTTTCGACATGGCGTATATCGGTTATCTTTTTCTCTGAGAACCAGAATTCATACTGCACGGTGGGATCATAAACCGCCTGACGTGGCGTGGCGGTTATCTGGAAATAGCCGGGGGTCAGTTCAACATAAGCAGGTACCGCCGGTGCGGCGATACTGAAATCCGTACTGGCGGGGTCGCCCTGCTGCCCCTGGCTGTTCACCGCCCTGACCATCAGGGTATAACGCCCCGGCATCAAATTGCGGAAGGTATGCTCCGTTTCGGTCAGGGTCAGGTTGCTGACCAGGCGATCGCTGTTGTCTTCTGCTTTTACCGTCAGGCGTAGCGAGAAGTTCACCCCTTTCACCACACGCGGTGTATCCCAGCGCGCCCGCGCCTGATACTGCCCGTCCTCTGCGAGAATTTCCGTGGTCAGATGCTGCACGGCAGGTGGCGTGCTGGTGATACTGGTACCGGGTAACGGATCGAACTTCGCCCCGTTGTCCACGATCGCCTCTTTCTCCGGAACATGCTGCACGGCGGTGATGGCATACGTGCCATCATCGTTCTCCCGGATGGCAATACAGCGAAACAGGCGCTGGCGCAGATCGGGGAGTTTCAACCCCCAGACACTGTATTCAGCAATATGGTCAGGTAACCGGTTGACGGTGACCGTATCCGGTGCGGTCTGCCCTGAAACACTGACCGGGACTGGCTGACCATCGCCGCCAATCAGATTCAGCAACGCGCCGCCGTTCGCGGGTAACTCAATGGCGCGATCGAGTTTCACCGACCGGGAAATTACATCGACAGACAGAACCCTGCCTCCGATCACCGCCCCGGCATAATCACTGTCGCAGATCTCAATAACGTCGCCCGGAACATGACGCAGTCCCTCTGCACCTACCGAAAAGTCAACTGTTTGTGTCTCGAGTAATTCGGTGGTGATCGCCCACAATCCTGTCCGGTGCGCCTGTCCCCGACTGGAGCAGCCGAATGCGTCCATTATCAGAACATTGCGACCATAACGCAGGATGGCGGCATCATTCTCCACCAGCTCAGTGGATACCTCCCAGCCGTTGAGCGGATCGACATAACGCACTTCTGCTGCATTATGCCTGTCTTTAAGCGCACTGAAACTGTACTGAAAGGGAGAGCTGTCTGCCGGCATTACCACATTGCTCTGCGTATAGGTCCAGACTTTATCAGACGGTCTGTCCTGAACAAATGTCAGGGAGCTTCCGTTCCAGACGGGCATGCAGCGCATCAGGGAGCAGAAATCAGAAAGTACATCCCAGGCCTTACGCTGTTCTGTTATGTAGGCATTGCAACGAATGCGTGGTTCCGTTCCGCCAGATCCATCAGGGACGCTCTGATCGCAGTACTGTGCAATGCCATACAGCGCCCACTTGTCCACATCAGCAATACCCAGACGCTGGCCCATGCCGTAGCGGGGATGCGTCAGCATATCCAGCAGACACCAGGCCGGGTTGTCGGTATACGCCGGTTTAAACGTACCGTTCCATATTCCGGTATATGTCCGTTTATCCGGATCGTAGTTTGATGGCACCCTTAGGATACGGCCACGCATCAGATAATTCCGCGTCACCTGCTGACTGCCAAACTGTTCTGCATCCACCTGAATACCAACCACTGCAGTGTTCGGATAACGCTGTTTCACATCAATGATTTCAGTATACCCGGACCACAGCGTTTTGTTCTGCAACAAATCTGTCGTGCTGTCCTCCGTGAGGCGCAGCATGCGGATTTCGAACGGACGCGGAGGCAAATCGTCGATCACAACGGAAGCCAGAAACTGCGTGGTTGTTTTCCCGGTAATCGTGATATCCCTCTCCGTCTCCCACTGCCCGTTACGGCGGAACTGGATCAGCATCTGCACCCGGGTCGGGTTACGATCCCCTTTTTTACTGGTGCTCACCAGCGACTGTACGCCAAACGTGAAACGCAACCGATCAATGATTCGCGTGGTGACAGTACGGGTGACCGGCTCTGACTTCTTCACTTCCACACCCATTACGGTTTCCGCACCAGAAGCCTCAAACCCCTCCATTGTAGTCTGTTCCTGCTCCCCCACCCTGTACACCACTCTGACACCGTGAACCATCGGCTCGCCGGCGCTGTCCAGTACAGGAGTTTTATTGACACGTACCCCACGCAGGCCGTCAACCGGACCTTCTATCGGTCCTTCACTGATGGCATCCACTACAGTCAATGTCTGACTGGATTTCAGGTTATCCCGCGCTTCACGTGGTGTTTTCCCACCGCCACCACTCTTACCCATAACTGCCTGTCTCCTGAAACGACAAAACCGCCCGGAGGCGGTTATGCTGCATTAGTGAATTCGCTAACGACCAATGATAACAACCGTACCGTCATCACCTTCATCACGGGTGCCGACCTCCTGTGAGATGACACGGGAGCCCACCAGCATCTCACCATAAAGTACCGGCAGCGGATTCCCTTGCGCCAGCATGTTATCCAGTGAGGAAAAGTACGTGTTTTGTTTACCGTTATCCGTCTGTCTCATTGAGGGAGATCGAGCTTTCGGGGCCAGCATCTGTGCAACGCCGCCCAGCATCATTGCCGCACCGAACTTCATCATCCCGGCCCCAAAAGCCGCCAGTGTTCCGGCACTGAAATAGCTGATAACAGCCCCGGCCACCACCGTCACTGCTCCCGCAATGGTCTGGAACACACCACTGTTTTTTGCTCCTGCTGAACGGGGAACAATATGGATAATCGCACCGGGAGATAATGGCTCATGCAGCCTGGCAGAAACCGTATCTTCCGTGACATCCGCTCCGGCAATCCGCACCTGATACCAGCCCTGCTGTATTTTCTGTTTCAGTCCGGCAATCTGCATGAACAGGGCATGCAACCCCTCAGCCCCGGTTCTGACATTCAGGTCGAAGCGGCGGCCAAATCGTTGTAAATCCCCGTAAAGGCAGATCCGTGCCATTTCTGGTGCCGCCATATTGAGTGTATGCGCCGTTGCCATTTGTCGGTGTACCTCTCTCGTTTACTCAGTTGTCCGGGAATATGGTGCAGCAGTTCACCGTTGCCACAGTAAATAGCAGCATGGTTGGCGACTGACGAACCAAAACAGCAAATCAGAACGTCTCCGGGTTGTGCATCACCGGCATCAACCGGATAAAACCCGGTAGCGTCAAGATTATTCAGATACAGGTTTTCCCCACGCTTCCACCAGTCGTCCTCCCGGAGAAAATCCGGCAGGTTGATGCCAGCCAGATGGTAAGCATCGCGGAACAGGCTGTAACAGTCCGTCTGACCATGCTCAAAGGTCCGCCCGGTGAGAAAAGGGACGCAGCGAAAGCGACGGATTTCCCCCTCGCAGACCAGCCACCAGGGCAGCGCACTTTGTACCTGCAGGCGACGATCGGCCTCACTGAGATAAGGCATGCCGCCGGGATGACTATGTACCAGTGCCACCACCTCACCCGCGAACTGCGCACGGAGAAAGTTTTCCGGCGCCATACGAAAAAATGCTGTTGATTCGGCTGACAGATTTTCACAAGGGAAATACGCCTCCCCCTCTGCGGTGCGGACAACATAACCGCACGATTCTGCCGGCGCACACGCCGCAGCGTGCGCCAGGATAGTTTTTTTCATGAGAAACCCTGTCAGGAAAGGCGGTTAATGGAGAGAAAGCAACCGATGCGCGGGAGGTTATCACGCAGTTCGCAGCCTGTACGGCATTTACTGCACGCATCCTTTGAGGGGTCTGATGTGGGCTGATCAAACTCATCTGCCACCGCCGGTCCGTCATAACCGCATTCATCAGATCGATACTGCCAGTTGCAGACATCCGCGAGCATGATACGCCCGGGAAACATGCTGCCATCCGTTTCTGTCGGCGTGGCCAGCACAAAGGTTGCCGTTGTGGCCTTCAGTTCAGATAACTGTTCGATCACCCAGCGGCTAATCACCTCCTGTTCCGGATCCGCTTCCGGGTTGCCTGCCTTAAAGTTCACAGCATCAAGAAAGCGGGCATACACCTGGCGGCGGACAACTGCTGCACCTACCAGACTCTGCAAATCTTCCGCCAGTCCCGTGACCAGTCCGAGAAGGTTTGAGACGATAAGCGAGGGACGAGCTGACGTGCCCTTACCCACCAGATCAAATCCGGCCCCCTGGATGGGCCAGGCATCATACTTTCTCCCCTGCCAGATGACTGCCTCCCCCAGTTCATTTGGTTCATTACAGAAAAAATAACGATCGCCCCCAAAACTGATCAGATCGATTTCCCATAAGTTAATGCGGGCTGTCTGCTCCGCGTTTGTGGTTTCGTTCAGCGTCTCCTGAGGTATATCCTGCATAAATATCCTTAAGCAATGACCTGCTCGAATTTACAGCTGAAGTCGGAATAAGTGACGTTGTCCGTAACAGACCATTCCCGGCAGACAACTTTTATCGTGCGGTTGTATTTTGGCGGTCGCCACAGAAAGGCTTTATATCCTCCGTGTTCTGCCAGAAACACTTCAAGTGCGGTGCGGGAATCGTCCGACGTTGTCCGGAAAACAGGCTGGAAGTTAATTAACTGATGGTTAAGTCCGGTCGGGCGACGTTGCTCATAGCCATCCCCTAATTTTATTACCATCACTGAAGGGGAAACAGAAGACTGCATCCCCTCCCTGGGTGCCCAATGAAAGGTTTTCACTTATCCTCCCGCCAGCATGCCGCCATCACGCCCCTGAGTTCTCAGAATACTCATGACACGCGTGTCGACCATTTTGACCAGCATCTGCGATGCCTGCGGTCCCAGCTCTCCATTTTGGCCGTCGTTCTGAATGGCAATGTGGTACACCGGCGAATAAGTAATGCCGCCATTTCCGCCAGCCCCACCGGAAGAACCTGAATCGCCAAGCGCCCTGACGCCCAGCGTGCCATCACTCGTCTTAGCCAGAGGCATAATCGCTTCCGGACCAGCCTCACCAAATACACCCGCTCCCTTCGCAAATGCAAACAGAGTCGGACTGTCATAAATGCCGTTGCTGTATGTACTCAGGGCTGGAGAGTCATAAACACCGCCCTTGGCATTAAAACTAAAGCCGCTTATGGCCGTGCCGGAACTCCCCGCGGTTGCTCCACCAAAAAGACTGCCGCCGATCCCTGTAATGGACTTCAGAATGGTATTAGTGATGAGTGCCTGCGCAGACATATCGACCAGGTTTTTAATCACCGCCTGTGTCAGAGAGGAAAATAACCCAATCATCCCGTCCCTGAGTGACTGCGTACCGGTCAGCATACCAGTCAGCATGTTGGTGGTTCGCTCCTGGGTAGTTTCAATTAATCCAATGGAGAGGTTGTTCAGGTCATTTTGAGAACGATACAGCTCAAGTGCCGTCTGGTACTGAGAATCAGCGGAATCTTTCGTCGCTTTTTGCATCAGCATTTCATACTGTACTTTACTGACAGTACCGCTTTGATAATACACCTGCAGTAACGCCTGACGCTGGGCCAGCTGGTTACGCAATTGCGCCAGCGGATCAACTTCTCCGGCTGCATCGAGAAGTGGTGCAGATACCGCATCAGCTTGCGCCTGCAGTAAATCCCGCGCAGTACTTTGAGCAAGAGAAACTCTGGCCGCCTGGTATTCTTTTTCAGTGAGCAGTCGCGCATCAAACAGAGACTTTAGCTCCAGACTGGCTTCACGCTCTTTATTGAGTGTTTCCCGGACTGGTGAATACTGTTCTGCCAGATCCAATCGCTGCTTTTGATAATTTTCCGCATTAAGCAAAAGTGTACGCTGTAGATCCGCATCGCTGGCACCATTTTTCCTGGCAGCTTCCGTCAGCTTCCTGGCGCTTTCCTGTTCCTGAAGATTGATTCGACCAAGACTTGTCGCATGCGCTGTTTCGATTTCGCGCCGAAGTTGCTCATACTGGTTCAGTTTTTCTTTTGTTGATTTACCTGGGTCTTCGCCAGTCCACGGATTAGATGGGGAATCGCCGCTATCAGGTGAGGTTGTACTGGCCGTAATCGTCTTGATATCACTGGCCAGCTGACTGGCAAATCCGGCAATACCTGTCTGAACAAGGAAGCGAGCTTTACCCACATTTTCCAGATTATCGCGAGTTTTCTTTATGCCCTGATCCATCGACTCAAGATCAGCTTCAGCGCGCTGACGTGCTGCCTGCATTTCTTTTTTATTACCGAAAACATCACCGATCCAGCCCTGTTTATTGGACTGGTCGATCTGCCTGTTCATATAATTCAGCTGTGCCTGCAGTTTCCCTCGCTCATCCAGTTGGTTATCCAACTGGTCGCCAAGATCCAATTGTTTCACTGCTAATTGCTTTTCTGACAACTGCATAAGAGCCGCAGTGGTTTCGACAACCGCATCTTTCAGGTCAACGGCTGAGCGTCTGGCATCCTGTGCTTGCTGATGAAAATATAGCAATGCGGAACCGGCAAGCATTGCCGCACCAAACGGACCACCAACCAGAGCCAGCGCACCTTTCGCCAGCCCGACTGCAACAGAAACAGCACGGGCAGAGACCGATAATTGCCGGTTCGCTGCTGCCAGTTGATTTTTGGCCTGAGCGGCCAGTAACGTTTGCTCTGTTTCCTGCCGAATAAGACGATTAAACTCATTCTGGTAATTAACGTTCAGACCGTACTGCTTTGCTGAACGCTCCATCTGACGGTAATGACCAAATTCAGCATCATTACGCCTGAGAGTAGCTGCTGTGCTTTCCAGTGTTTTACGCGCAATTTCAGCCTGGGCCAGCGCGTTAGATTTGACTGAAGCCCGGTTTTCACGCCAGGCATTGACGTTCTCTCGCAAACCGGCTGTTAATTTTGTAGAAAGAACAGGAATCAGTGTATAAAGAGCAACATTCGCAACGGTGTTAAAGTTATCCGCAAGCCCATTAAGTGCCTCTGTGGCCCCCTGTACACTGCTGCGTAACACTCCGGTACTGCTTTGCCCTGCCTTAATGATTAACCCCTCAAAGGCTGAAGTCAGACTGAGAAGATCACCGTTCAGGTTATTTACCCTGATTTCCGCCTGCTCATGCGCGGTCTGCGTTCCGGTCAGGGCGGCTGTCAGCGATTCCACTTTCTCGCGGTTCTGTACGAGGATGGATGCAGCGCTCAGGTTTTCCAGTCCGAACAGCCTGACGGCCTGTTTTGTTGACAGGTTTTTCCCGGCCAGGTTCTCCAGCGCCTGACTCAACCCGACAACAGAGGGCTTCAGGGTTTTATCCGCTCCCTTCTCCAGCTTCAGGATCACGTTGCGCAGTGCTGTTCCGGCTTCGCCGCCTTTTACCTCGCGCTCCGCCAGTACCTGGATGGCGGCATTGAGTGTTTCAAAACCCACGCCAGCCTGTGCTGCAGCCACCCCACCATTTTTTATCGCGGCAGCCGTGTCGGCTATCTCCGATGAACCAAATTTTGCACCAGCAGCCAGCACGTTGATATATCTGTCAGCTTCACTGGCCCCCACACCAAACTGGTTTAACGACAGCGCCAGTGTTCGGGTGGCATCGGGAAGCGTGGTGCCTGCCGCCTGGGCCAGCATTAACGCGCTTCTGGTCGCCGCCGTCAGACCCGCAGAGGTATTCAGTAGCTCAGGTTTTGCAGATGCAATCAGTTTAATGGCCTCAGCAGCCTGCGATGCGCTGTATTCCGTTGTGCGGCCCATTTCCTGCGCCGCCTGATCGTACAGTTTCATCTGCGCACTGGTGGCACCGGTGATGGCCTGCAAGTCTGACAACGACTGGCTGTACTGCCGCGTGGTGTTAATAATGGTACCCAGCGATAGCCCGGCACCGGCAAAACCAGCCAGCCGTCCAGCCAGTCCGGTCACCGATGCAGAAACACGCTTATAGGCCTCCTCCGTTTTTTTTGCATCTGTCCGGGCATTGCGATTAAAGCGGCGCGACTGACTCTCGGCGCCGCCATAAGCGCTCATCAGCTGCGATTTAAAGTTCGCTGCATTCAGATGCAGCCCAACGGCAAGAGAGGCGACGTCACCCATTACATTAATACCTTCATGACTGCCGCACACTGCTCATCCAGACTCTGGTTCGCAGCCGCGGGTGATTTAACAGGGGGCGAGTTAATGTCAGAACCTTCTGGCGAAGGCTTTTTGAAAATGCCCTGTTTGAGGAAGAAAGCACGCCAGTGGAAAAGCGTGTCAGCAGGAAGCGCCGCAATCTTTGACGGGTCAGGCTCGCCCCAGCGATCGGCAAGCCAGAAAATCAGCTCCAGCCAGGGCGAGTCACTCAGTTTTTTTCGGCGGTTTCCAGCTTACCGATACCGTGCTTTTTCACTTTGTCGATGGCATCCAGAAGCGCAACGTTATCGTGTGCTGCCAGTAGCTCCTTCGCCGTGGGTTTATCTTTGGCTTTAATCGGGGAGCCGTCAGGCTGAACCAGACTGTCCACAACAATCTGTACACTCAGCTCTGACGCCATGCGGGCATTTCCAGAGGTTTGCGCCTCAATGAGTGCATCCTCATGAGCAATCAGTTCTTCTGCCGTCAGCCGGCGCAGATAAACCGTGGTCCCGAAGATTTCGGTTTTAATTGCAGAGGGATTTGTCCTGAGCAGTGCTTTTTTCAGATCGGAGAGGTTAAAGTCAGACATATGGCATCCTGTTTTGCAGACGAAAAGAACCGCCCGGGGGCGGTGTGTAACGGGAAACGGATCACATACCGGCATCTGGCGCCGGCGCAGCAATCCCCCATTTAATGTTGTTTTGCTTACCCTGCACCGTAATCTGGATAACTTCACTGGCAGGCGCTGTGATTTCGTTCATCTGCCAGCCTGAAAGCGCAAGGATCATTGAAGCCGTTCGTTTGTTCGGCAGCTCAATATAAAACTGAACGGTCTTACGCTGTTCTGCAGCATTGAGGAACGCGGTGAAATCTTCGTTTTCCGGGTCGTCAATGAATCCCAGCGATTTTTCCGGTCCTTCGGGCAGGTCTGACACCGACTGCTTACTCTTGTCCAGCAGGGTGGTACAGTCGACAAATCCTCCCGTCTGACCTGTCGCGCCCAGCGCCTTACAGTTAATCAGGGGTTTCAGCGCCGCCACAGCAGCCCCCACCTCGCCGAACTTCACCACCGTCCCGGCAGGAAGCATCGCGTACTCAGGGGATGATTTTGGCGTGTTATTGTCATCAGCCATAATGATTCTCTCTTAAATAGTGGGCAGCGGTTGCTACCTGTTCTGAATGCCATTGCGGATTTCTACGGTCAGAATGCGCAGAACCTGCTGGACGTTGTAATCCAGTGCCAGACGGATGAACGGATCGGCAACCTGTTTAACCGTACCGAACTCCTGGGCCAGCGCTTTCATGTAATGCTTTTTGCTGGGGCCAACCCGAAGGGTGACCACCGTATCTCCGCGACCTTTCCGGGTGGATGAGCGAATTTTGATGGAATCACGCATATGCTCTGCAGGGGACTCATCGTCGAAGCCGGCATGTTGTTTCATGTTTTCTTCAACCACTTTCAGCGCCTCACGCCCCGCGTCACGTAACACCTTTGTGCCGACCTTTTCACCGAGCACGATAAGCTGCCGCTCCAGCTCGTCCAGCCCTTTTACGTCCATAGTGATCATGGTGAGGCGTCCCGGTAGTAAAAGGTAAAATCCCGGACAAGCCGGTACTGAATATTGCCGCTGGTCAGTACCGATTTACTCTGCTGTATTCCACCCCGGACCACATTCTGCACGGGAAAGCCCTCTAACTGGTCATGCACAATAGCGGTCCATGCCGCGCTGATTTTCTTATCCAGCTGTAACAGACGGGTGTAGTCATTAAGCAGATGAATCGCTATCTGGAAGCGGCCCGCAATCAGACCTGTGCGCAACAGTCCGGCGTACATTTCAGGATCAGAAATACACTGGTAAGTAATCCCCTCCTGCAGCTCATCAGGCAGGAGGAGTGGGTAAACATCCAGCCAGGTTAATCGTTCAAGTGCAGCCTTTAATGCCAGCTCGATCATGACGTGCGTCTGCCTCCCCTGTGATGATGATGCGGTCCGCAAGACGTTCGACGTTACGAACGGTATAAACCCGGTCAGACGTTGTTATTTTCCAGTCGATATTAATATTCAGGTTCGGATGAGTGGTAAAAAGACACGTTTCAATAACCTGCTGCTGATCCAGCGTGCGGATCTTTCTGCCCGATACCAGCTCGCGTTTCGCCCAGGCTTTCCCGGTCACGACCAGTTGCTCCGGCAGATGTTCACCCAGCGGCCCCCGACCGGATTGCATATACCCAATCAAAAGACGGCAGGTCATCTCTTCCGGCTTCAGGCTCATACCGTGTTCTCCTGCAACGGGAAAAGAAGATGCCGGACCGCAGCCGTCTCCAGCCACTGACCGGTGAAACCATTCAGATACGCATCCCCGACCAGGTACTGCATGGCCAACTGGATATCTTCATCCGCCACAAAACCGCGTACGCCTTCCGGCAGCGCCTGCAGCTCGTCATCGTTGCCCACAAGTTTGCAGTAGTAGTCACGCTCAATACTCTTTTGTGCAGCCGCCACCATTTTTGTGAGCATATCGTCATGCTCCGTGAAATCTGGCTCCAGACGGAGCTGGGTTTTCACGTCATCCAATGTCAGTATCAAAGTCGTTATCTCCCGGTTTAGAGGCCATTGAGCGTTTGGCATCCTCCGGCCACACTGCGATGCGGCGCTCAACCAGTTCTTCTGCATATTTAGCATCAAAACAAGCCGTATCACCGCGTGAATAGCGATGGTACGGCCCCAGGAAAACAACCGCTTTTCGCACCACTTCTGCTCCCGTCAGGCCCGTAGCCCCGTTTGTTTCACTTACGGTCAGATCAACACCTGCATCACCTGAACCCGCTGCAGTATTCTGACCGTCATTCCCGTCCATTGTATTTTCCGGCGTCAGTTCATCCGGCTTTTTCACATCCCCGGCTGCAGCTGCCGCTGCTTTTGCTGCTTTCGTTGTCATTGTTTTGCTCCTGAAATAAACGCCCGCTATCTGCGGGCATTATTCAGCTGTAGGTCAGAACGGAACTTTCGTTCCCAGCACAAGACCTTCCGGATGACGGAAACCGATATCGTGCTCAGTAACCACGCGGATCAGCGACTGGTTTCGCGAGAAGGCAGAAACCAGATTACCGTCTGCATCCTGATAAGATGCCTCCTGTGAGAACGAAACCTTCATGTTGCCGTCCTCACCGATGACAACATCGTTAAAATCAGCGAAGTAGATCTCTGACTCTTTACCGCCATCGCCCAGATTGGCAGGGATCGCGCTGGTACGCTGAATCGGATAACCTTTCAGCATCCCCTGTGCCATTTCCGGGTAGACTTTATTCCCGTTACCATCACGAAGACCGAACAGTTTCATCCAGGTACGGTTGGACATACCCCAGCCACAGCTGATCATGTTGCTGTTGCCGTCCATAGCCATCAGGATGATGCCGTCGAGATACGTATCAATCGTATTCAGATTGACCTCTGCAGCGACCTCCCATGGCATCAGGCGGTTCCATTCGGTTGCCCGCGCTTTCATACCGACAGGCGTATCACCAGTACCGTCATCACGCATGAAGGCTTTATCTTCGCGGACAGAAATCGCAGTCAGAATATCCTGCAGTACGAGTTGCTCAACGTTGAACCCTGCGCGACCAATCAGCTGGTTAGAGACAGGCACCATCGCAATCATGGTTTTCGCGGTGAGTTTCACATCATCAAAGCGGGCTTCCGATACTTTGGCGTCTTTACCTTCTCCGGTATAGCTTGCCGTTGCACCACCAGCCAGACGCGGCAGCGCCATATTGCCATTCGGCAGTGGAATGGATCGTGCGCCCAGCTTGCGAATGATGGTGCGATCGCGCAGCAGTTCAATGACTTCGCTGTGGAGGTTTTCCGGAATGAGAACACCACCGGAATTTGCGGCAGTGTTGATAGCCATCGACACAGACTGATCATTAAGTTCTTCAGCAGCGAATTTTGCAGCATCCTGCACATTACCCTGTGCTGCAGCGATCGACATGACCAGGCGGGTCATTCCGGCCCCAGGATATTGCTTCGGCTCGGCCTTCACGCTGATGCCTGTCGTCTGCTGCGTCACTTTAACAGGTTTTGCTACCAGCGCAGCAGCGCGGTCGGCAGCTTCCAGACGCTCAATTTTGGCAGTGATATCAGTAAACTGCTGTTGCAGGCTCGTAAATTCAGTTAACTGCTCCGCTGTCAGCGTTCCACCGCTAGTTTCAATCGTTGCCAGGGCCTGGACCTGTTCATTAATACCCGCACGCTGACGACGTAATTCTTCAATCTGTGGCATAGTTTTCTCTCTTTCAGGTATAAAAAAAGCGGCTAACAGGCCGCTTTATGATAATGACGCGTTCGCGTCGGGTTACATTCTGGTTTGCAGGTCCATCGCTACTGCCTGCAACTTGATCGAACTGGTTTTTTGTTGAGGCTGCTTATACTTCGCCGCTAAGGCATTAATTGCCGATTGAGGATCCGAAACTTCATCGGCCAGCCCCGCTGAAATTGCGCCGGGACCAAAATAAAGCCCTGCCTGCGTATCTATAACCGCCTGCTGTGCAAGACCGCGATATTCCGCCACTGAGCCGGTAAAGGTTTCGTACATTTCGTCAATCATCCCCTGAAACATCCCCAGCGCCTCTTCACTCAGCGGCTCATGTTGGGTGCCATTATTTTTATTATTCCCCCGAAAAATAGTGGTAAACGTCAGTCCCATTTTCTCTTCAAGCTTTGACGTATCCAGATGCTCCATAATTACACCAATGGAGCCGACGCCGCTGGTCTGACTGACGATGATTTTGCTGCAGGCCGAGGCAATGAAATACGCAGCGGAATAAGCACTGTAGTTCACAATTGCCGTGATGGGTTTAGTCTCGCGGGACTGATAGATGTAATCTGCCAGCTCTTTACACCCCACCGCCGCACCGCCGCCGGAATTAATATCCAGAACGATTTCGCTGATGGATGGCTCGTTTAATGCCGCGTTTAACTGACTGCGTATTCGTTCATAGCTGGTAAGCTCCGTGCAGGCCTGAGTGATTTGTCCACGGCGCGACACTAGGATTCCGTGAACAGGTATCACTGCAATGCCGAAGCCAGATTCCAGCACGTCAAGATTGACTGCGTTTTCAGGTTGCATTGCCATCATAATGGTAGGGTCAGTAGCCATCCCCTGAATACGGGGGATTAATACCGCTTTAACCGCATCCATCGTCTGCCGCGTCGCGTAATGCGGTACGCTGAATACCTGTTCGGTGAGATATGGAAGATTTAAATTTTTGAGATTCATGTTTTTTACCAATAAAAAACCCGCCGAAGCGGGTTTAATTGAAAATAGAGTATTGAATTTATTCTATGGTTACAGATAGATGACCTGTTAGCTCGAATTCTACGGCCAGTTTATCCATAGATTTAAGCGCAAGTCCTAGTTCTCCAAACGCTTTCACAAACTCATCCATTCCTAAAGACTCGAAATATTTTTCTTGTTGAGCCGGATAATATTTACTGAATCTTACCATCAGGCACGTCTTTCGCCGGTATGTAGCCTCTTCCACTGACCATCCTAATATTTTACACTGGGCTGATAGCTCGTTTTTATCCATATCCAAAACAAAAATCCGAAACTCGGCCTCGCTGTATGTCTTAGTGGTTCCTGTGAGTTTCATCGGCTGATTAGGATTGAAGTTTGAGATCATGTTCACACCTGTAATTGACTATAAATTATTCAGGTATGTTATCACTGATAGCTGGTAAGTGAACCCCTTCATATACTGGCTTAACGAGCCAGAATTGCGCTGATCTCAGACGCCTGCTGCGGCGTTGATTTTTCCGGACCTTTTACCGCGCTTGAATCTATCATGTTGAGCGGCGTTAAATATTTATCACCACCATCGATTGGCGGCAGGTTTTCCATACGACGAATATCGTTGGTCGATAACCACCCCCATTGGCGCCCAAGGGCATATGACTCGTAACGTGACTTTTGGTCACCGCGTAGTAGTCCGGAAACATTGAACTCGATATATAAGTCACGCCGCTCACTGGGCAGTAGTAAATCGCGCTGTAGCGCGCCTTCGTGACGTTTCAGCCAGGCAAGCAGCGTATACATTACGAACTGAAGCCCCTGATGCTCAATATTGTTATTTGTGGCCTTCGCCAGCATCTGCACCATGTGCGGAGGGATTTTGTAGAGTCGACAAACTTCCTCCACTCCCCACTGCCGCGACTGAAGAAGCTGAGCTTTCTCGTTATCCTGTGAGAGTTGTTTATAGCTCATCCCCTCCTGCAACAGCGCAACGGAGAACATGTTTTGTATACCGGAATAACGATCGGTCCATTTCGCCAGCAGGCGATCAATGGCGTCCTGGCTTTTAATAGTGGCCGCTTCTTTCGGGCGCTCAATTACACCACTCATGGTAGTGCCACGACGGAATGTTGCAGACGCATGCTCTTCAACTGCCAGGTTCAGCCCGAGTACATCGGCATTCGTCTGAATCGGGGAGCTACCGATATAACCATCCAGTGAAAATACCTTTACATGGTGCACCATGCGCATCGGCAGCGTTTCGCCAATATCAGGAATTTCATAATAAGGCATCCCGTCAGGACCTTTCAGAACGATAACCTTTTTCGGGTTAACAGGAATGAGCTCTTTAGGATAACCTTTCCCGTCACGGTCTATTATGGAATAGCAATTTCCCTCCAGCCCCAGCAGACCCTGCTGCTGCTCGAAATATTCAAACGAAGTATCTTTTTTGTTAGGTTGTGAATGAATCAGATCATATACGGGGTGGTCAGTTGCGCGCTGCCGGCCACCGTTTATATCCCGCCTGTAAAGTTCGCACGGTAACTGGGCTACAGACTCCGCCAGAAGGGTCACACAGGCCCGGACAGCAGAAAGCGCCAACGCAGTTTCCGGTGTAATCATGATGCCTGCTCTACTCTGGCTCGATCGGACTCCCCCCAGCATCGCTTCCCAAAACCCTCTTCCCGAGCGCTGCCGTCCTCTGAACATCTGGGGAATAAACATCATTTCTCCCCATTAATTTTTGTGCTGGCAGAGACCGTCCGGGCGATTAAAAATGACCATGTCAGGCAGATTAATCCGCCAGTTATCAATCCCGCTGCGGGTGTTACCAGCCAGGCCCCGACAGACACCAGTACCACTCCGGCGAGACCGATAATGAAACTTAAGAATGTGATTAGCATGCTATATCTTCCTCATCGTAGACAGATTTAATGACTGCGCTGTTCAACATGGCACGCCCTATTCCCATCATTAAACCAACAGCTCCATCGATCTTATTTTGTTTGACCTCCTTCACCGGGCGAACAATATCGTCGCTGCCCGGTAAATAACGCCCGACCACATTCTGGATACACCAGTTCATGATTGGGTTTCCATCATGATGGAATCGACCAGATGCGAGTGCGGCTTCAATTTCCCTCATAGGATCACTCATGTAAGTAAAGTTCTGTCTGATTTCAACTGCCTCAAGCCCCTCTTCCTCAAGCTGATGCCGCAGGGATGTAGCACCATAAGGATCAATTGGACACTGAGCGATTTTCACGTTCTGCCGTAGCTGCAGAATGGACTCAAAAATCAGTCGATAATCAACCTCAGCGCCTTCAGTGGGAATTAAAACACCCTGCTTTACAAAGGACTGATAGCGTTCAGAGGTGTGTTTAAGCTTAGGGTCAACAGAATAAATGGTGTCTTCAGGTACCCAGAACATGGGCTCAACACAATAGAAGTGGGTAATACCTTCAATGTCACGACGAAAAACAGGAACGACGGCGTTAAGGTCAACTTTTGACGCCAGGTCAATGCCCAGCCAACATTCCTCATCAGCAAAATCAGACAATTTGAGGCTTTTGTCAGCGGCAGTCATCCATTTCTGTAAATCGTAGAATACTGTTTTCGCACTCACCCAGCGATTGAAATGCTTGGTCAGGATCTTGTTAGTCTGGCTGGGGTTAGATATGGCCAGTAACTGCTTAGCACGCAGGAAATGTTTTTTTACAGAAATGCCATAGTTGGGATTAGCTTTGATCAGTGCTTCGGGTCTGGTCCAGTCATCATCATCATCCAGACCATAAATGATGCCAAATATCCCCTCATTCTCTTCACCAGTACGGGTATTACGAAGGATCTCAACCACCTGTTCGCGCTTTTCATAGCACGGTGATGTAATGTCATAGCCTGCGGTCGTGATAATAAGAGTGAGAGGTTGTTCGCGAGCCCCCATCCCTGTTGTCATCGTAGTATAAAGAGCGTCAGTAATATGCTCATGGTACTCGTCGATAATGGCGCATGAGGGAGAATCTCCATCACCAGGATCACCAATTACTGGCGCAAATACGGATCCATCCGGACGAGTCATTTTTTTCGCCCAGGGCTTTATAGAGAATTTTTGCCGTAATGCAGGCAGTTTTTTCACCATTGATAGCGCGGGCGCAAATACTTTCCATGCCTGTTTTTCCGTAGTGGCGCCGCAATACACTTCCGCTCCATATTCGCCATCAGCGCAAAACATATAATTCCCGACAGCAGCCGCTATTGCCGATTTGCCGTTTTTTCTCGGGACTTCGATATAGATTTCAGTGAACCGCCGCAGACCGCTTTTTTTATTCACCCAGCCAAACGGGACACCCAACGCAAATTTTTGCCATGGTTCAAACTCAATTCTGAGTTTTCGGCGGGCCCACTCCCCGGCTGTATGTGGCATTTTCTGGGCGAAGCGAAGGAACCGCTCAGCCTTATTTTTATCGAACCGATAAGGCCAGTTCGGATCCTTTGCACGCTCCAGATCGTCAAGGTGTCGCTGACAGGCAAGAATGGTTAGCTGACATGCCAGTATCTTCCCGCCAACAATATCCCGCGCATACTGGTTCGCCGCATTGACGTTCGGATATGTTGCCATCAGTCAAACTCATCAAATTCATTCCCGTCATCATCTGGATCATTTCTGCCGCTGGTCATTCTGATACGGCTGAGCGGATCTAACCCCAGCAGTGAGCCCAGACGGGCGATCTGGGAAACCGAGTCATTTCTGACATTGACGGCAGGGTGTTTTTTCAATCCTCCCATTTCACTTTCAGTAGTCAGCCCTTTAGCCAACAATTTTTCGGCTTCGAGCATCAGATGGAAAGCGTTGCAGTAGGCCAGGAGCAGAGGCGCATCTTCAAGTTCAAAAACGCCCCGTTCAATGAGGATCTTGCTTTGAGTCTTCCATATTTTAATCGCTGCCTCCCCCATTAATTCAGTTGGAGGAGCAATTCTGGTCAGTTTGCTTTTCTGTCCGGTGGGCAAGACAGGTTTCCTCCCCCCTCCGGACGATCGAATTCCACCAGCCATAACTCCTCTTTCGATAGGTGAAATCTGCCGGAAAAAAAATCCTTATTTCTGGCGTATAAAAATGTCCTTCAGGCGGCAGTCCTGAAGCGCGAAAGGGTACAGGGATTTCCCCCCCTCCCCCAGGCCTATACCGTCATCAATCAAGATGGAAGTCATCATTCAGGCTGCGACGACGACCGCTGCTTGCATTGTGTTGACAGGCATTGGAATTATGCCCTGATTGCCCACAATAGCCGCAGCGCAAGTTGGCTCGACGGGACGAACCTCCCCATGTTTGTGGGAAGTTCGCGTATGTATGAAGCTGTGAACCACAGTATGTGCAATAGGTATAACTCATCGGATACGCTCTCTTGCCGTCTTCACTCTGTGGCATTCCCAGCACAACGACTCAAGATTGGAATCGTCATCAGTACCGCCATGAGCTTTTGGGATTATGTGGTCAACGCTGGTTGCCTTCTTCGCTATCTTCTGCCGACGATGGTTCTGGCACAGGTATTGATCACGCTGTAGGATACGTGCCCGTATGATTTCCCAGAGCCGACCATATCCACGTTCCTGTCTGCTCTTGCCTGCCTGATAGTTACGCCAGCCATCACCAGCGTGCTGTTGTCGGTGTTGATCACAATATCCACAGGCTTCATTGGTTACTGCTGGACATCCATTGTGACGGCATGGGCGTTTAGCACGTGCTGGCATCGGCATTGTCCTGTTTCTTGGATACAAATTTTGTATTGTGAGGAAAGAAAGCGGAAACAGACTCTAGCTGAAAATTTTCATAAATAGCAAGAATCTGCGCGGACGCCGCCCCGTAACTGTCCGGATCGCCGGAAAGGCCCCGTGAAATTAACAATAACTATATTCAATTAGTCAACTTAAAATCTAACCTCACTTTATAACAAGTAAATAAACCGCCTACGACGGTATAAAGTAACTAAAATTTGGCTTGCGCAAGCCCATTAGTACAGCAGGAATAAAACAATCGTCCGAATTTGCTGAGTCTTATAAAAAAGAATTCAAGTTCGCCTGTGCGTAATTCACGCCATCTATCAGTATGTTTATTAAAATAATCATTTGTATATTCCAACAGCCCCAGTTTATTCAGGTGATCTATATAAATATAAAAATTTTGCGGATAATAGAACTCTTCTGGGTTGATCAACATGCAGGATAACTCTACTTCCTTATCATCAATAGGAAATGTTGCATTGCCAAACTCTTTATCTCTCTGTTCCTCTGTCAGGATATCCCACCCTTCTTTTGGGCGTATGTATGAAGAGGGCTCTGATTCAGACAATCGACGAAGGAAAAAAGCCTCATCTGACGACAATTGTCCGATGATAGGTAGGAATGCAGGATGGGCTTGTTGGCTTCGATCCTTGTCCATTGATGCAGTGAGTAAATCAACATATAGTTTCCCCAATAGAGATTCAATTGGGTGATGTTTTAATTTTTCTGCAATATCTAACGCCATTCCCTCTGGCGGCATTACTCGCCTTTCCTCTGGAACATCACTTAAAGCTTTTGCAAACCCACGATCCACTCTATCTTGTATATAGGCGGTACATTGAATCGGTAAAGTTATAAGACGTAGTGTTTTTGCTAAGTCTTCACCTAACCTTCCAAACTGCCTTAACATTGGGTGAGTTGTATCATTATACAGCTGAAGCCATACCTCTTTAGGCACAGACTGTATAATATCCATAGTTTCCTTATCCACGCTTAGTCCTTCTGTTATGAATTATCCATAAAGAGATTACATGAGCAGGTACCAGCTAGCGAGGATTCTTTCTGCGCTTCCAGCAAAATTTTCTCTAAGTCAATAATCATATTGTTACTGTTGTCGACTCTCATAGTTATAGGGCTGGATCGTCTGCCGAGGGTGCAGTCCAGTTCCCGTTGAGCGGTGTCGGTCCTGGTCTGTAAGAATATTTTGTTTTAAAACACATGGAGAGCATTGCCACTATCACCTTCCATCAAACGGTTTCGACGTGAAAATTAAAGTTAAAAAGTACAATTCCCACGATACAGCCCAGTGGGTAAGTACTGACACTGGGCTGGAATAACCCAGCAATTATTTGAAGACAAATTTCTGCAGCAGTATAGCAGCACAGCACTCCCCTATTGAATCCCTGTCCATCCTTCCCCAATAATATTGGTTAATATTTTCGTTGATGTATTCCCAATTTTTTACCACATCAGGATATTTTTCCATAAGCCCTTCAGATGCTAACCATGAGTACGTGCACTGGGACATGTGGTCTTTAAGCTCAGCAAGCCGCTCCTTTGATTTTTCCCTTTCAGGAAGCGTGATTTTATCTGGCATTCTAGACAGGCAATAACCTAGCCGCGCAATCCCCTGTTTAAACTCTAATTTTGCTTTTAGCTCGTCTTGCTTTCGCCAGCGCAACAATGCCCACACAGCCGCTGCTAGAGTCAAAACTGACGCCAAAGCAGATACTCCAGCCCATATAGTTGCCCACATAATAACCTCCTTGATTTTTGGAGATCATTCTACTACAGCTAACGAATTAGCGAAGCCCCCCAATGAGGGACTTCAGTAACGCTCTATGAGTTGGTTTCGTTAAATGATATGTTGTCAAATATAACCATAAGGAGATGAAATGTTTAACTTTCTCAAAGCATTCAATAGGCTCATCAATCAACAAACCACCCAAAAGGTATCGCAGGAATATTCAACCGAGCAGCTTCTTCAGTGGGCTACTGGGTGCATGTTAGAAGGTTTACCGGACGAGTTTTACGAAGCGAGAATTTCCTGTTTCCGCAACATTGACAATGAAGGACGTACCGCAATCGCTTCAATACATGACGTCAAGTTGACTATAGAAAGCGAATACACTTCTTTCTCTCCGCCCGATGATCTTTACGCTACACATTGCATAGAGAAAATTCTTGCTGGAAATAACTGGAGCCAAGCAACTATAACTTTCAACCCAGAAACGACAACCTTCACATGGGAATAACTATCTCTGCAATGGCGAGGCTCTGGTATTTTCTATTTCACGTATTCCTGAAAGCTGATTGTTTGCCTTCTCGATGGCAGTCAGCAGCGGCTTAATCCAGAGAACCGCTTGGCAATATGTCAGCGAGTTGGTGGAAGTGGTGCTATCACTGGCTGCGTCAGCGTTCCTGGAAGTGGTGTGCATGGCGCTGGAACGTAGACTGTTCGCGTAGTCGAGCAACCCACCAGCAACATCAGCAGGAACAAGCAGATCGCAGGTTTTCTCACGTCGTAAAATCTCCCGGTATTCGATAACAGTTTTATCGGTGCTGGCATCAATCAGAGAATTGTTGCGGTTAGTGAATTCGGCAATCTGGTTAAACCGATTTAAGTTGAATGCCTGTGTCGCGATAACCTGCCCCTGCAGCCTGTTATCAGACTCCAGCACGCGCTTATCGCTTTGCACTGCGCTCAGTTCTGCCCGGTTTTTCGCCAGCAGGATACACAGAACGGCAACAATCACTATCGATGTCACTACTGCAATGAAAGTGGAACGATTCACAGTAAAATTACTCCCACAGCGAGAAACCATGGCCATGTGTCGTTTCCTTTAGCAGCAAGAAGGCCGGCAACGAGCATGCAGATTGCAGACGGTAAATATCTCACTGGTCTATCCCCCAGCACGTAAGCGCGCTTTCCTGGTCACGGCGGGATATCTGCCCGTAGCAGTTATTGGAACGGATCCGGCAATCTCGGCCATCGTCTTTTATCCACCAGCGGATCGCTTCACACGCCCCTTTTCGGTCGCCAGCGTTAAGGCGAGAAAAGAATGTCGATGGGATACACTTAGAGGGCCCGATGTTGTACGGGCAGAAAGATGCGATCCCGGCTTTCTGGGGCTCGGTCAGCGGCACTTTGATGTTTTTAGCAACCCACGCCAGCGCCTTATCACGCTCAATAGCGTTAACCTGGTCGCACTTCGCCTGCGTCAGCTTCATTCCCTTCACTACTGGCTTACCATCGACCATAGTGGCACCGCGGCAAATCGTCCAGATCCCGCCACCGTCACGATACGCCGTCAGACTGTTACCCTCTTTCTCATTCAGAAACTGATCGAGAATCACGGGCGCGGAAGCCCCGGAAAGAATCAAACCAACGACCACTGCGCTCAGTTTATTCTTCAGCTTTGGTGGTATTGCCATTAAGCCGATCCTCCCTTTCCTTTTGCCTGTAGTACCAGTTCACTGCACAGGTGATAACGGTGCATGCGATGCCGACAATAATTGCCCAGTCGCTCAGGCTTAACCCTGCAATTCTGTCGGCCAACATCCAGGACACTTCTTTTGCTGTTTTAGCTGTTTCGGCATATACCTTCGCTGATACACCGCAGCCGGTCAGCGTGGTTCCTGTTCCATATGAAAGTCTGCTGTAAATGGTGCTCATTCTGGTCATAGCCTCACCTCCGATTTTTCGGATGGCGCTGTGTGTGTATGAAAATGGTCAGGCTTCACGGGCTGGATTTATCAACAAAGCACTTTGCGGATGATTCCCGTGAGCCTGAAATAAAAAACCCGCTCGCGGCGGGAATGTGAGGGTGTGGCAATGTCAGCTCTGGGGCTGAAGATGCCCTGGCTGGGTTTTGGTTCGCCTGGCCAAGTTCGAACCAGCGATCATCCAATTACGAGTTGGGTGCTTTACCACTTAGCTAGAGGCAAATGTATTGGTAGTCATGATGTTTCAAACAGATTAAAATTCAGCATGTTTGTAACGACATGGAATCCATATGAAAAAAATACTGATTGCAGCCACTCTGGCATTAGTCTCATCCAACTGTTTGGCATCCGAAGAAACAGGGAAATATGAGCAAGGAGACTGCATTATGGCCAGCGACACGAACTACAGCTGGTTTGGGGAATATGCAAAAGTTGAAGCCTATTCACGAATTAAAGGCTTTGCTGGCCCACAGTACATCCTGTATTTTCCTACATACAAAGCAAACGCCGTAGTTTTTGGGACAGAAATTGAAGCTCACACAATAAAAGTTGGGAAAAACTACTGTCAGGAATAAAACGAAAAACCCGCCCAATAGCGGGTTAATATAAATTTGGCATAATATCTGACTTACACAAAATGTAGCCGTTTTAATCTACTTTTGCAACACATTGCTGATAATTTGTCGATATTTGTTCAGAACGTGTTTTTGATACGTTTAGAAGAGAAACCTGATCAAGACGCAGAAATACTGCGCGCATGGCAAGCCAGTGCCCAGTGAAGGTTTTGGACCAATTTCTATCTTCAACTTCCACCAGCACCGCCAGATCCTTGTATTGATAAACTTCACGCCCGGCTAATTCAGATTTGATGTCCTGCGCTGCCAGCCAGATTAATGCACGGAGTCGATCTTGTGTTTTTCCAGCTATTTTCTTTCCGTCGAGCTGTGCCTCAAACTCGCCCCATCCCCAGCGTGTAATAACAACCTGATGCTCCCAGCAGGTGTTTTCACTGTAATTCCACAATAGCCAGGACTTGTGATTTTCTTCGAGTGACAGAAGCGCCCGCCGCCATGAGGAAGTGGAGTATTCCACCGGTTGCACAAGTGGAATTGCGCTTCCTTTCGCCAGTGATTGCTTGCCAGGGATCGGTGGATTATTTAGCGTTATCATTTTTCCGGTCACTTTATCCCTGATACGCTTTTTTTTTCGCGGGTAGGTTTTCGTGTCAAATTGTGCATTCTCCAGCCAGGCCAAAATTTGTCCTTTTGTCGCGCCGCTGAGACCTGCCGTCGCCGTGATCAGTTGCTGGCGAATATAGGATAAATTTTTCACTTTTTTTCCCCTGCATTTTGCTGAATATGGATGTAATTGCGAAGGATTCGGTACGCCACCGGAAAAGATCCCCGATAACGATAAATGTGAAGGCGTAACCAGCGCCAGCGAAGAGACTCAATAACTTCAGGCTTCACTTTGCCTCCTCGATGATGATCTGCCCTTTCTCGCCCCAGATTTTGGTAACCCGGCCATCCCAGACGTGACTATCTTCATCAAACACTGCATCCAGCAGCGCCTTTTCGAGATTGTCCTTGTCTGGTTTCTGCTGGTGCGGTTTCCCACACATTTCGGCGCGGCACTTACTGCTCCAACTGGCAGGCATGGGAAGTATGAATGTGACGTGATAACCTGACTCAGGTAGTGAGACATGGTTCAGCCTGACTTCATCGCAGAACGCACGATAGCGAAGCACCGGCGGACGTTTCTGCCATTTATCCCGCTGAGTCATTCTTGGTTTACCGATCGGCGTGATATCGTAGACGCGCATAATCACCCCCACATCCGCGAACGATACGATTTTTTAGTGTGAGCTAGGCCGGAGTTTTCCGTCAGTAGTGCACTGACAATCCAAAAACACGGATCAGAGTCGAGGCTTCTCTCTGTTTTAATGCCCTTTGCCCGGTAACGTGCCACCAGCTCGTCGGCCTGCTCAGTTGTCAGCCCGTAATGAGTGAACCAGCTTCGTTTCATGTCACCTCCATAACGGGCGGCAACAGAAATTCGCTGGCGTTGGGTAACGTCAGTAAGGATTGTATTTTGAAGTGGTTTTGCGCCATCGTTTTCTCCGTGGCGCAGCAGGTATAGGTTGTTCAGGCCTATGAAGGAAGTGTATCAGATTTCCGGGAAACGCGATAACCAACTTTTTCCAGCATTTCAGTAAACAAGGTTGGCGTTCCTATAATTTCATCCTCCTGAAGCGGCATAAACGACACAACACCGCCGCGCCGGTACATCAGGGCGCGTTCGCATTCAGGAAATGAATGAAGTCTCGCAACAATAACTCCATCATGACATCTAATCACTGCATAGCCTTTTTTTGGTAATTCTTCTTTTTTTGTCACCTTTCGACCCCTCCAGATAAACAGGGTAATAACGCTTCTGGCATTAATAGAACCAGTCGTCAGCGCTTTCCCATGTCTCCTGCAGGATGCTTTCGATGTTTTTTTTATCGTCTTTATTGCCACCGAAAACGCTCAGGCTGTCTGAACCAGCACGACGAATTATCAGACTGCAATTTTCGTACTGATTGTTAAGGAGCTTGAGTAACTCTTTCTCCAGTGCTGGCAGAGCTCCCTTTGGAAGTTCTTTAGTGCGATCAATGGTTAATTCAACTTTCATAATAGCCTCCATTGCATATACTGTATTTTTATACAGTATACCTATGAGAGAAAATGATCAACGGTTTAAGAGCACAAATTGTTAATCATATGTCAGGAAGTGAAACTACAACCCGCCGTAGCGGGTTGAATTGCATGGTGTTTTTAGGCAGCGATTTCTTTCTTCTGGCAAAGCTCGGGCAATTTGGCGCGCACTAGTGCCTGATTCTTAAAGGTCATCTACAAGATAACGAGCAAGCAAAAAATAGAATAATGCTTGCTGATAAATTTTTCTCAAACGATAATTACTTCATCAATTATCCAAGGAGTCCATTATGTCCATTGAAGACGAATCCCCACAATCAAAGGGTGGAAAAGCTCGTGCAGAAAAAATGACTGCAGATGAACGTAAAGAAGTTGCCCAGTTTGCGGCCAACAAGCGCTGGCAAAGGATCAAAACTAACCTTCCATCTACCCAGCTTGAAGGTGTTCTAAAAATCAATGATACTGAACTGGAGGTAGCTGTACTCAACAATGGGAAGCGAATAATATCTCAATCATCCGTTTTTAAAGCATTAGGGCGGCCAAGTCGAGGCGTGAGAGCCACGCTTGATGGTGAGATCATACTACCTGCGTTTATGGATGCTGCTAACCTTGTTCCATATATTAATCAAGATCTTATGGAGGTGATCAAACGAGAGCGATATTTAGACAATTCAGGATCTGAACTTGAGGGTTATGACGCTTCAATACTTCCTCTTGTATGCGATGTTTACTTAAAAGCCAGACAGGATGGTGCGCTAAAAGCAAACCAGATGGATACAGCGCAAAAAGCAGAAATCCTAGTCCGTTCACTTGCAAAAGTTGGTATTATCGCCCTAGTTGATGAGGCGACAGGCTATCAAGAAATTCGCCCTAAAGATGCTTTACAGGCCTATTTAGACAAAATAATCAGTAAGGAACTTTCTGCTTGGGCTAAAAAATTTCCTGACGAGTTTTACGAAAATATATACAAGCTGAAAAATTGGCCTTGGGCTGGTATGAGCAAGAATCGGTTTAGCGTAGTTGCCCATTACACCAGGGATCTTGTGTATGAGCGTCTCGGCGACTCTATTCTTCAGGAGCTTGAGAAAAAAACACCAAGGCAAATGAATGGCCAGCGAAAAAACAAAATGCATCAATGGCTTACTGATGATGTCGGCAACCCTATGCTATCTCAGCACTTGCATTCTTTAATTATGGTTCAGCGATTAGCCATTGCCAATGGGTATGGATGGAACAGGTTTATTAAAATGGTTGATCAAGTCATGCCACGCAAGGGTGGGACTTTTGAGCTTGAACTTAACGATACTTCACTTGATTAATTCTTCCAATATTAACGCCCAAACTGTCATACACATTGGGCGTTAATATACCCCTTAATAATCTTGACGTTTATTTGATTAAGGATGATTTCAGATCTGATTAAAGAATGTTTCTTCCATCTGCACAGAATATGTTCATTGTCACCGGTATTTTCTCCAACCACATCTGGTTGATATGGTGTTGCAGGCGCTACAGGTGGTGATACTGGAGATCACCGGCGTTCTCAACCTGAGAAAAACCATCTATTCCCCAGCCATTCAAACTGTTTCCCAACCACTACCATTTCGACTTTATGTCGCCTTCCTGCTGACGCACAATTCAGGTAATAAATAATCCGCACAAGGCGGGCTCGTAAAAGTAACTTGAAATTATTTATAAGTAAAACTGTACCTCATTAATTTCATATATTCTTCGTTTGTTTTTTTACATTCACCTTTGTCTTTTAACGCCTTTACGAAGCAGCTTGCTTCTGAATATCCGATACTTGTAGCATTAAGTAGCATAATCTTAATAGACTTCTCACAAAGCTCTTGTGCTTCATGGTTTGCCGGATTGAAACATGTAGATTCAGTCATTCGTTTAAAATCTATTACATCAGAGTTGCTGTCCGCAAAAACAGAACAAGTGACTACCAAAAGTAACGTACTCAAAAATTTCATTTATTCTCTTCCTTTTTATAAACAGGGTTATTCGCTTTTAGTAACTCAAAGCTTTTCCCTCGATAGTATCTGACTCATTACATAGAATACACGCGCAGATGTTCTGGTTGCTCTCTCGCTACCTGCTCGGCGATAACCAGCATGTTCAGGCGCTAGCGGCGAGGTCGGCGACACTAACCTTGTCGCGTTATTCTTGCGGTAGCTTTGCAATGTTCCCAGTCGTCATACATCTCCTTTCTTCCTTCTGCGTGGGACGGAGTATGCAGTTTTGGTGAATGAGTTTTTCACAACAAACCCCGGCTGGACATAGCGTGCAAATATTTCCATATTCCCTTGGATTGCACTCCCAGGAATGGACTCTCTTTCGATATCGACCTTCCAACGTTTAAGCAGCACCTTAGCCTGTTTGTCTGTTAGTGGGATATTCCGTTCCTTTGCAACAGCTATTAGCTGCTTCACCGTTGGAAGCTTTAAATGGTCTGGGTTTGTCATTTCGAATTTGCAAGAACCAACTGTTGAGAGCCATGATTATATCATAGCCCTCTTACCATGTTTTAGTACTTGGCTAGCGTCAACTTAACTGCTGGATCTCATCGGTTTATCCTGCTGATGCGCTTTCCCCCTTACCGATTACAGCAGCGACTGTGCTGATTGGCTTGATACTTTCCAGGAGCAACCGGCGGCGCATGTTTTGGGTGTCCCAGCGGTAACAAGTCTTTTTGTCGTAGGATTCACAACGCCCGACAACCCAGGAATTTTCAGTGGAATGCAGCTTCAGCCGTTTTTTACCGTCGCGCGTTATGACGATCCCTGTGTGCGTTTTGATAGTTTTCACGCTGACGCCCTCCCGCCTAACCTTTTCAAACCGTGATTCTGTTTGCTCACTTCGCGCGCCGCATCCCGCAATTTGTACAGGCGCTCAAGCTTAGCTTTAGTCCGGCGAATCTCGTTTGAAATGAAACGAACATTAGGAATAAGCAGATCATCCGGACACGCTCCGAGTGAGGCCGATTCTGCCAGATCATCGGCATTGTATTTTTGCTCCGTTTTGGCAGTTATTTCCGGTGCGGGAATGTGAACTGCTTCCGGCTTTTCCGGTACACAGGACCAGATAACGCCCTTCCCTGAACCATGTTTCACAATCAACCCACGGTCAGCGTAAGAGCGCAACACAGTACCTAGCCCGCGAGGATTGCGGTTCAGAAGGTCCGCAAGATCTGACGTGTTCATCGAACCTTTTTCAGTAAGCAGATCGATAACCATTTGCGGAGTGACGGGGGCCGGTTCAGCTCCCCGGACAACTTCAGCGTTTTTGCGCAGTGGTGTTGTTTTTTTCGGGGTAACGGCTGGCGCCGTAATAACCTTAGGAACTGGTGCATCGTTGCTGGCAATATCCCAGTAGCCGTTGATGAAAGTCACAGCCCCCAGATCTTCATGCTCACGTAGAACGGCTAGCGCTTCAGCTGGCTCAATTTTCATTCGTGCAGCAATCTCACGCGCGGTCGCTTTTCCCATCACTTTTAAAACATCAATAATTTGTTTGGTCATTGGTCAAAACTCGTTTGAGTTGATTAAACCTGCCGCTTTACGGCGTTTGTACTCGTCCATCAGTACCTGTGCAGGTGTTGGCCCTGCCGGATGATGTGGCGCAGCCAGTTGGCGGCGAATCGGCGGAACTGACATGCCGTTTTTGACGTGCTTCGTCCACTTAGTGAGTAATTTTTCAGCCAGTTTTTTTAATTCCCCCTCAGTCATCTGCCGTTCAACTCCCGTCCTGCGCATTTCAATGCAAACGTGATACAGCACTGGTTGCGGCCACGGATATTTGTCGCTTCCGGAATATCGATACGACTCACTTCGCCAGCGTCGGTATTCATGCATCACCTGGTCTGACGTGAGTCCAAAAGGGTTTGCCCCACTGTCAGAAACCAAAGATACGAATTCAGCAAGGTCAGGAGGCCAGGTGTTCCCTACGGCACAACGCTCCATGCACTGCTGGCACACCAGACTGATTTGGGCATCAGTCATTGAACCTATCTGAGCTATCCACAGAGTCGATGGTTCTGCCCCATTCTTCTGCGTCCAGCGGTTCGAGAATATTTCCCCCATCACCTGCCATAGTCGCCACGCTGTTTCCGTCGCCATCAAGTCCGTTACGGCGCCGCCATTCTGCGTGGGCTGACTGAATTTGCTGAACAGCTCTGGATGCTGTCGGTTCTGGTCGTGTTCCCACATTGCTGTCACCTCCGGTTACCGGTTGTTTTTTCGTTCTCACCAGCACAACGTGCCGGGCGAATTTTTGTTCCCACTGGATCTGGGTGAACACTTTCCCCTCCGATGCCCAGTACGCCGAGAATTCGGCTAGCTCAGTGTCAAGGTAATCAGGCTCTGGCAGTCGAATCCCCCACTGCGCAGCACGCTGCCGAAAATCTACAGACGGCAACCAGGTGTCGCACATGCTGAACTTGCCGATCGGTTCTGATACGCCATCCACGTATCTTGGTGGGGTTGGGTCTTCCGGTTGGGTATGCCCACCAGAATTTTCATTCGCGCCTGCCCTAAGAGAGGGGTTTTCTTTTAGATCTGTATCTGTATCTGGATCTTTATTAGTTGGCTCGCCGTTACCTTCTCGTTGTGACGGAGATTTAACGACAGTTGAACGCTCGTTTCCTCCTCGTTGCTTTTCCGTTCCTTTTTTGGCTTTTCTGGCTATGGCTGAAGCTTTCCCGGCAGCAGACTTCTGTTTCAGGGATGAACGAACCGCTTCCAGATCTCGTTCTATCCGCTCATGAATCCATTCATCACCACTCTCGATAAAAAACTCTTTCAACGAAGCCTCAACGGATAACCAACGCTCGTTACTCATCCGTGCAATTTTTGATAAACGACTTTTAGGGATAGATTTACCTGTCTGCCAGTAATTGAACATCAGCAGCAAATACGCGCCATGTTCCTCAGTAGACAGATGCATGGTGTCCGCCAGGTAATCAGCAATGTAGAGTTGCATATAGGGCAGCGCGGCCATGTTTTCTCCTGATGCCCGAAATGACGGGTCTTATGTTCATTGGTCAAAACTCGTTAAAAAAATTGCGGCGCAACGGCGCTGATACTCGCCAGTAGTGGTGCAGCCGCATCAACTGGTAACATGTTGAATAGTGCTATAGCTGCCTCGCGGATCTCTTTTTCAAGCTTGTCCAGCGGCGCGCCAAGCAGCTTGGCCTGATGAGCTTCACTGCATTCCTTAATCGCACTCGCCACCAGCTCACATTCAGTTTTTCCCTGTCGTAATCCATGCTTTCTCGCGATCTCAATCGGCATCACAGCCGAAATTGCGTGAGAGAGCTGCATGACATAGCTCGTGTATTTGTTGGAATTAGTTTCATTTTTCAGATACCGGAACAGGTTCTGTTTGTTTACAGATATTCCGCGACCGCCCTCTTTCCCCCATTGCTCGGCCACCAGCTGCGCGATCTTTTCCTGGGCCTGCCCAGGCAACGTGGTTTCCCACTCACGAACAGCTTCAAAAATGGCACGGCAGCGAAATGAATCACGGCGCCGCAGTTCAAACTGATTTTGAGTTTTCAACGGAACAGACTTCCGTTGGTTATGATGTTCATACATCACAGGTTGCATCATTAAACCCCCTGTAGAGGTATGCCATCTGTTGGATTGGGATAAAGGTCTGGGCGTAGTTCATGTGGCGTAATTCCAGTGACACTGAAAATTTGCAATACACGGGAAGAAGGAACTGCCCCCTTACTTTTCCACTGACTTACCGCCATACCACTGACACCAATTGCAGAGGCTAATTTGTTGGCAGAACCAGCGATCCGAATCGCATCATCAAGAGCCTTCATGTTTTTTCTCCTTGTTAAGATGGAGGTAATAAAGCATAGGTTTACATATATTGCAAATATAAAATTTATTGTCACTATAAACCGAACCTTTACAATGAATGTATGAGACAGAATGAAGAGTTTGATAACCAATTAGTTGCCCGCTTAGAAGAGATCACTCAAAGAGGCATCAGCAAAGCCGAGATGGCTAGAATTGCTGGAGTAACGCCTCAAGCTGTTAATGGGTGGTTTAAGAAGGGGGTAATTAGTAAGAAGTCTGCAATTGCAATTGCGGCGGCTGCTAACGTGTCAGTAACTTGGCTATTAGGTGAAAAGGTCGCAGAAGATTCAGGGCTGAAACCAAATGAGAATAAAATGCTCAGTCTCTTTAGACAACTTCCTGAGTCAGAACAAGAAAAAATGATTGATCTCTTCACTATTCGACTTAAAGAGATCGACGATTATGTTGAGAAATACTTACGTGGTAGATTCAAGTCGAACGATTAGAAAATCAGTCCCCCATCAACAAAAAACCGGCTAAATGCCGGTTTTTTTGTGTCTACGCCATTCTCAAAACATTCTGATGCTTAGCTCTCCTGCCTCGCAAACCTAAAGTTTACATTTATTATAAATCCAACATTGACACAAAGCATAAACCAGTGCTTTAATCAGTTTCAAGCAATGAGTCATCCAGGCAGGACGCCCACGAAGTAGCTGCCGGCGGCATACGAAACACCGGATGAGATGACAAACAGACATGCGCAGCAGGTTTCAAACGTTCCGCCAGCCGGGCGATAACGGCACAAGCAGAGGGATAAATCATGAGTGAGGTTATTTTTAGCTTTGAAAGCTCCAGCGATGCAGCACGCGCTGGGATGTTGATGAATAAGGCGGATCCGTCGCTGCGTTATGTACAGATGCGATCAACTGTCTGCGTAACCTGGCATGCAAACATCATTGCGGCAACGCAGGCAGTTATGGATGCAAACATTCCATGCACTTTTCAATACTGGAATGACATTAAAAACAGTCATCGCAGAGGGTGAAATGAAAATGATTGATTTCGCACGTCAGCCAGCACGCATCCAGGCCGTTCGCGGGAATGCTTTTACCGCTCCACTTCGTTTCCTGTGGCGCATTCTGAAAAATGGTAATAGCGCGAAGGTATCTAACAAATGAACACTTTGTACGCATTAGTGCTGACGCTCGCTATGACAAACGGTGATTACCAGGAAGCTGTTATTGGTGTTTTTGGAAGTGAAAGAGAGTGTCTGTCGGCAGCAAGTGAACAAAGTAGCGTCACAAACTGCTATCCAGTTGAAGCGATTATTCCGGCTGACGACCAACAGCCTGCCACTTTTTTTTAACGAGTTTTGACCAATGGCTGTTGCCAGCCTGATGCCAAGTGCACGGGGCATCGTGATGGTAATACTGCCATCGTAACCAAACAGGAGACGAAGACCTGTTCTGGTTAAGTTGAGAATCTACTTTGCCCGTCCCGTGGCGGGCCTTTTTCTGGAGGCTTTTATGTCAGCAAACAAACTGGCATTGAGATTCAGTACCGCACCTGCAGAGCAACTGATTGGTATTTTACCTGTCCTCGAAGTCAAAGAAGCCCTGCGTGATGAAGTGGAAGATGACGTTCTGGGGGAAGCCTGGACGGAACACAACTTTGAAATGGAAGCGATTGGCGAACAGCTCGATGAGACGGTTCAACTGGCTAGAAAATTCGAACTGACTGCCGAAACATTCGCAACGGCAATCAAACTGGCACTGACGTTGCCACACAGCGAGGCAATCCCTGTTTTACAGAATGCTCTCAGGGATAATCCCGGTTACGGTCGCGAACCGACTAAGGATGCGTA